ATTGATGTCGAATCGCTTAGTAAACGGAGCATCCTTACGGAGGTCACGAAGAATCTCACGGTCAACCTCGGCTGCAATTTGCTCTGACAAAATGCTCGTTAACTCTGCCTCACAGTCAATAGAATGAAAAGCACTGACATCCTGGCTGATTTCAGGCGACCATGTTGCACGCAACTTGCGTTCCGTAACGGAAACCGTAACGCTATCCAACTTGAAGGAAACTTCACCGATTTCGGTCTCCAATTCAAGAGAATCGTACTGTGCCCAAGCAACATCAAAACCATCAGCCTTGAAAGCATCAGGGTCAATACCTACATAACCGTCAGTAGTACCCTTAGCGGCGGGCTTAGTAAGGTCAAGCTCGATATAAATATTACCCTGAGCGTCTACGGCCTTAGAGTTATATTCTACGATACCCTTACCATACTTCTGAGTTACGACACGGAAAGGAATAGATTCATACTTAGCGAAAGCTGTAGTAATGATATCACCATCCTTAGCAGCGATAGCATCCTTAGTGATAACCTTCAAAGAAGCGAGGAATTCCTCAGTATCCATTTCGTTGCCATCAGGACCAGTCAACTTACCAGAGTTGAAAGCGTTAAAGCCAGATACCTTTAAAACGACGTTACGAATTGTACCATCATAACCATGAACGGCAGGAGTCTCACCATCCTTTAATTCTACGAAGCCAGCACCAGTCAACTTAGCGGCCTTAGCCTCACCGACACGGATAGTTACCTTACCCTTTGAATTATCGTACAAGAAGTCATCATAGAACAAGTCATAGAGCGACTTCTCAAAGTACTGCGTTACTTCAGGACCAGCCTGACGAAGAGCGGCAGCGGTCAAACCTTCAGCCTTAGCAGCGGCAAGAGCCTCAGCATAATCCTTAGCGTCAGCGATAGTCTCACCAAGCTGGGGAACATACCACTTAGATTCAAGACCGTTGATTACCTCATCGGGCAAGTAGTAGCGGGGTTCCTGACGGCCATCCTTATTCTTGTTGGTACGGTCATAACCCATAAGGCCCTTATGACGGCCAACAACGCCATCGGCTACACCACCAGCAGCCATGGTAGCAGCAGCTTCATCAGAAGGAGCTTCCCATTCACGCTGAGAAGTGATAGGTAAGATGAAGAACAACTTACCAACGGGCAAGTTCATAGCCTGAACTGATACGATATCATTAGCAAGCAACTTGCTGAATACACGACGGATAATCGGGAATACAACGGTTTCAAAGCTACCAGAGTTGCTTGAATCGGTTGCCTCATAGAGGAGGTGCTTAGCTTCATTCTCGTACAAGCGAGCGATATTCTCCTTGAGAACACCTTCAGGCACGCCATCCAAGAAATGAATGCCATCCCAACGGCGCATTACTTCCTCATTAATTCGTTTATTGTAGTCGTATTCAATATTACCAACTACACCACTAGTTAAAAACTCTCTCATTAATATAAGATTATTAAAAAATTATTCTATATAAAATAAATATCATATTACTTGCAAATTTTGTGCATTAAGCCCAAAGAATTCATTAAACTTTCGTCTTGATACAATTTGCTTTCATTGATAATCTCAGAATTGCTGTTTGAATAAGACTTTTCCTCATTGATATTTACATTATTCTGAGGCTTTTGTTTTAATTCATTAGCAATTGTGTTGTAAAGCATCTTAGACTCATCAATGGTATGAACCTGTTCTGTGAAACGATTAATGATATTTCTCTTTTCATCTCTTGTTGTAGAGTTTTCAGAGATAAGCTTAATGATTCCACCAAGGTTAACATTGGTAACTGCGGCTTCACTGAGCATATCATGGAGTTTATTAAGTTGCTGTTTAAGCTTCTTATTATCCTCAAAGATTTTTTCAGCCTTCTTTAAAATCTTAGCAGATTCGTTTACATCAGGTGTACCCTTATATTCACCAGCTACACTTACATGATGCTGACGCCAGGGCTGTGAGATATTACCTGCATTAGGTCTATGAGTCTTTGTACCCATGCTTCTACCATGGCAACCCATTCTATCACCAGCACCCTCATTTTCGATGGGAGCGTTATCAAATTCGCCACACTCATCTGTCTGAGTTTTCTTTGTAAAGGGGCCTACAGACTTCTTCTGCTTTGACCAAGGCTTCTCAGTTCCACTAGGAATACCCTTATCAATTTGTCTTCCATGCTTTGAAGGTTCACTGATTCCACTATTTGACATAACATCCTTCTTCTGATAATTGTCAGTATATCCGACATGTGAGTCATATTCATTCAGTGCGATTTCGTAAATTCTTGATTCGTTCATATTGTCTGAAATAATATTGTCATTTTCATCGTCTGAAGGTTCATTATTTGTTCCTAAATCAATAATGTATTCAGCTCCTGTTTCATTGTCTGAAAGTTGAACTTTGTCTCCGTCATTAACTACGGTTACATTATCTGTATCTTTCAAACGCTTATAAACTTTTACGATATCATCGTCTTGTGCGTTTCTGAGGTCATACTCGTTATCTGAAACCTTATAGCCATCAAAATCCTGACCTATTCCATCTTCATCACTTGATTCTGGTTGTTCTTCATCAAATTCAATTTCAATTGAATCACCACCGTCCTCAGAGTCCATTCCTTCGTCTGAATCACTTTCACCATCTTCAATGGTTGAATCAATGTCCTCCTCCGTTTCATCGTCAGCAGGAACATCATCTACATCATCACCATCTTCAGGCGTTTCATCAGATATTTCATCGTCATTATTTTGATTGCCTTCAGAATCAGATGTGGTATCATCCACCTCTTCCTCTTCATAATTCTTCTCATCCTCATCATCATCCTCTTCAGATTCATTAAGGATGGAAGCATATGCTTTCTTCACCTCTTCTTTCAATAAATCTCTGATAATATCAGGTGAAGTCTTTTTTACTTCTTCCGCAAGATTATTGTAATCTAACAAAGACTCTTGTAAGAGCTTGCTATCTATTTTCTTGCTGTTATTTTCTTTTTTCATTAAATAATGATATTAAAAGCTTTTATATTATCAATAAATAAATATTACAAAACTTTGAAAAATAACACATTGTTTATTATCTAATGCATATTTTTATTATATGTTTTGTGAAATTACCTATTAAATAGGGCATTTCATTATATAAATATCAGTATCAATTAAAAAATGTTACATGAAATTATATTATAATTAAAATTGTTGCATATCTTTTAACTTTCCTAAGAACTTTGGTTTCATCGCATGGTTATAAACATTCCCTTCTTTATCTATTTTATATTGCTTACCATTAAATGAAACGCTTGAGTATCCATCGGCATCAAACCACCAAGCCCTTTTAAAGCCTATATTTGATAATAATTCGCCATTTGGTTTTAAAAAATTAATTTTTCTTTTTATTACAACCAGAGCAATACCATCCTTAAAATCATTAGCCCTGCTAAACCATGTATCTGATAATAATTCACCATTTTTATTTATATAATTGTATCCTAAAAAGGGGAATTCGTGCATAATCAGTATCCACCCATCATGATATCCATTACCAACTATTTCATATCCTGATTTCCAATCAACGTTATCATGGGATAATGCTTCATATATTGATTCTTTTATCAACTTATAAAGTTGTTCTTCTGTTAATAGCATATTTCATTTAAATTTACATATTTATAAATATTATCAATTTACATAATTGATTGATTTAGATATTTATATTATATAATAAAACACTATTTTTATTAGAGATATAATCATGGATGATAAAAAGATAGAAAAGCTCGTTGAAATCAAGAAGGGCCAGAAAGAAGGAACTGGCTTATTGATTGAATCAGATGGGTATGTTTCTAAGGATGTAACACCTAATAATAAAAAGATAATCACTGAAGCATTCGATTCAATTCAAAATGGAGAATGGAATATTCCCAATCCTTTTGTATTGGATGTTGTTTTGCAAAAATATGGCATTAAGAACGCCAATGGTAGAATATATCCCGAAGATATATTAAAGAGAGAGGTTGAGAAATATCAACAACAAATTAAAGAACGTTCTGCTCTTGGCGAATGTTATTCAGATGATGCTTTATGCTTAACCCCTGATGGATATAAGAAATTATCTATT